TTACAAAAGAACATTGGATATACAACAGATTCTTCCAAGACAAAGGTGTACAAGCTGGTAGTAATACCACAAAAGGCAATACAACGTACATACACACTACTTATTTAGATAATGAAGAAAACCTATCAAAAAGTTATTTAGAGCAGATAGAGAACATTAAAATACGCAGACCAAATAAATACAAACATCAAATGCTTGGTGGTTGGTTAGAAAAAGCAGAGGGTGTTATATTTACTAATTGGTCAATAGGTGAATTTAAAAAAGTAGGTGTATCAGTCTTTGGACAAGATTATGGATTTGCAAACGATGAAAATACTTTAGTAGAAACTAACATTGATACTACAAACAAAATAATCTATTTAAAGGAATGTTTTTACTTAAAAGGACTTACTACATCACAAATAGCTGAACTGAACTTAAAACACGCTAAAAACAATTTAATAGTAGGAGATAGTGCTGAACCAAGATTGATTCACGAAATAAAAGCAAAGGGTTGTAATGTTGTTGCTTCAATTAAAGGTGCTGGATCAATAACCTATGGAATATCTTTATTACAAGATTATGATTTAGTAATAGAAGAAAACAGTATCAACTTAATAAAAGAACTAAACAACTATTCTTGGTTAGAAAAGAAAAGTAAAACACCACAAGATAAATTCAATCATATTATAGATGCAATTAGGTATTCTGTTTCATACCAATTACAAAACCCTAATAGGGGAACTTATTATGTTTCTTAAAAAAAGTTATTAATAATTTTGTTTATAACATATTGTTGTTTATATTTGAATATTATTAATTTAAACATAAACAAATGAAACCACCAAAAAGTTACCTTGAAAACCCAAACACAATTAAAGCCAATAAAGAATTGGTAAAAGTATTAAACAAAATGTTTGGCAAAAAAAAGTAAAAAAAAGGGGGGTGTAAAAACCCCCTAATAAAATACAATATGAAAACAGAACTAACAGAAATACAAGACCAGTTGCATACATATATGTATTCTAACAGTCAAGAAGAAATAGATAGTGCAGAAGCCTATTTAAAAAAAGTCCATAAGAAATATGGAACAGTAGATGTAGTACAAATTAAAAACATAATAAGATGAACAAACAAAGTAATTCAGCAAAAGCTGGTAAGAAATTTAAGAAATTTACAAAGTATTTAATAATCTTTGCGTTATTCTATTTTTTAGGTAGAATATTAGCATCAGTAATATTAGGGATATGAGTTGGGATAATTTTTTAAACCCACACGAACAAGCAGAATATGAGTGTTACGAATGTGGTGCAGAGATGCAAGAAGATAAACAATACTGTTGTGGTAAATGTTTTGAAAGTAGTATGAGATAGTTAGTTAGTAGTTTTTTTATGAAAGGAAAAGGGTAGGCAGAAATGTCTACCTTTTTTTTTATTATCTTTACTACTATAAAAAAGTTAAATAAAAACGTTATATAGATATGAAAATGGAATTAACAGTACCCAATAAATTATCAGAGATTACACTAAAGCAGTATCAGAAGTTTCTAAAGATACAAGAAACCAATACAGATGATGCTTTTTTAAGATTCAAGATGATAGAGATATTCTGCAACATTGATGCACAAGCAGTAAGACAATTAAGGTTATCAGATACAGATAAAATAATAGAAATACTAAACAATGTATTTGAGGAGAAACCACAGTTAACAGAAACGTTTAAATTAGGAGATGTTGAATATGGGTTTATACCGAAGCTGGAAGATATATCATTAGGGGAATATGTAGATTTAGATACTTACATTGGAAACTGGGATCAGATGCACGTAGCTATGAATGTTCTATACAGACCAATAAAGGATAAGATAAAAGACAAGTACACTATAAAGGAATATAATGCAGATGCAGAAAAGCCTTTAGATGAAATACCTTTGGACATAGTATTCGGTGCTATATTTTTTTTTTACAATTTAGGGAATGACTTGTCCAAAACTATGATGAACTATTTGGAAACGGAGGGGGAACAGAACTTAACGCATCAGCAAATTTTGGCAGAAAATGGGGATGGTATCAATCAATCTTTGCCCTTGCTCAAGGAGATATTAGAAGATTTAAAAATATCACTAAATTAGGAGTACACGAATGTTTTATGATGTTATCATTTATGAAAGACAAAAGCGAAATGGAAGCTAAACAAATTAAAAAGAAATTCAAATGAGCAATCAAGGAATAAGAGGTTTTTATCAATTAACTGAAACTATAAAAACACAACTACTTGCAGATGTAAATATCAATACTGTTTCTACTGGAGATATTACAGATGTAAACTTAAACAAGCAAGATATATTTCCTTTAGGACATATACTTATAAATAGTGTTACTGATGAAGAACAAGTATTAAGATTTAACATTACAGTAATTGCAGCAGATATTGTAGACCAATCAAAAGAATTAACACTTGATAGGTTTACTGGGAACAACAATGAACAAGATATACTTAACACGCAATTAGCAGTATTAAATAAACTTATACAAGTTTTAAGAAAAGGGCAACTATATATAGACAAATACCAGCTTGAGGGTAACCCAACTTGTGAACCTTTTTATGATAGGTTTGAGAATCTGTTAGCTGGTTGGTCTTGTACTATGGATGTATTAATTCATAATGATATAACTATCTGCTAATGGACTTTACTAATTTAGAAATAGCTGCTAATAGATACGCAAAATATGTGATTCAGCAATCACGTACTAATTTAACTAAAAATAAAAGTAATGTTTCAAATGAATTGTATAATTCACTTGCATATGAAATAGTTGAAGATGATTACGATATATTAGTAAAGTTTCTAATGGAGGACTATGGTACTTTTCAAGATCAAGGTGTTAAAGGTTCAAAGTCTGTTTATTCACAAAGTGCAAAATCACCTTTTAAGTACACAAATAAAAGACCACCAACAAGAGTATTTGACCAATGGGTAATTAAAAGAAAAATAGCACCAAGAGATAAAAAGGGTAGGTTTCTATCAAGAAAAACTTTAAAGTATTTAATTGCAAAAAGCATATTTGAAAAAGGATTAAAAGCAACTAATTTCTTTAGTAAACCATTTGAGAAAGGAATAAACAAATATCTAACAGACTTTGAGAATGGGTTTGTATCAGATATAAAAAATGAAATAAAAGATTTATAAATATGGCAAATATAGCTTTACGCAGTCCACAGTTTAAATACAAAGAAATACCAATAAGTGGTGTTGCTTCTACTGTATGTCAAATTACTATTGATGGAATTTTAAGATATACATTAATTAAAAACGTAAGAAAAAACACAACAGTAAATTTTGATATATCAGAACTTGCAAGAGATTATTTAGATATAACTTATGCCAGTAATTACGTACCACAAACAATAGCAATAACTACTACACTAACAAATTATAGTGGGTTTGATGCTACTGGTTCAGTTGTAGGTTCAGCAACTACTTTTACAGATGTAGGTTTTGAAGCATACGGATATTTTGAAGAAAACACAAACCCAGCATTACCTACTGCTGCATATTTAATATCAAAAAATACCATAGAAGATGAAGTACAATTATTTTTACCAACTACTATTGGTGTTACTAAAGTACCACAAATAGCAAGTGGTACTATTTCTGTTATTAGTGTAAGTGGTAGTGCAACATCAATAGGTGGTGCTTATGATAGTAAAATATTTAGAATTGACTGTACTAAATATGGTAGTGGTAAAAAAATAATATTTATAAATAGATATGGTGTTCAACAAGACTTGTGGTTTTTCTTAAAAGAAACTAAAACACTTGCAAGAAGAAATGAGGGTTATAAAGCAAATATATTAACATACCCAAATTCAAATAACCCAGCTACTTATTCTATATCAAATGCACCCAACAGAACATTTAGCACAACTGCTAAACAAAGTTTTACTTTAAGTAGTGGTTACTATTCTCAAAGTGCTAATAATTTCTTTGAAGAACTTTTATTAAGTGAATACGTATGGCTTTCAAGAACAAACAAAGTAACAGAAGCAGATGAGGTTGTACCAGTAAAAGTTAAAAAATCATCAATAGCATTTAAAACATCTGTTAACGATAAACTAATAGAATACACAATAGAATTTGAAGAAGCATTTGATTACATAAACAACATTAGATAATGCAACAAAAATTAGTTTTATATATAGGTAATGTAACTGTTTATTCAGAAGCAGAAAGGGTGGATCAATTCAAAGATGAAACTGTATCATTTACACAAACCATACAGAATGTAAAAGACATAAAGAAAATATTTACAGAATTTACTAAAACCTTTTCATTACCAGCTTCTAAAAAGAACAATAAGATATTTAAACATTATTATAATTTTGATATTGATAATGGTTTTGATGCAAGAAGAAAAGTAAATGCTGCATTAGAATTAAATGACATACCATATAAGACTGGTA